TTTCTTGTAGGTTTATGCCCATTTCTGAAGCTTGTTGTGGATTTCCTGGAGTGCCACCAAATAAACTTCTTACCAATCCAGCCATAGCTTCTTGATCGTAATTAATAGGAGCATTGCCTTTAAAGGGTATTGGTTTGTTTAAATCACCATAAAAAGCTTGTGCTAATCCTGGACTTACACCTCCTTTTGGAGTGACTAACGGATCGTCAAAAGCAACATTTTTTTCGACATATTCACTTTCTGGCAATCCTAAATTTCCAAAAAGCGACTTAACAATATTTGCATCTCCAAGAGCTTTATCAATGCCACCAGTATAATTCTGCAAAAATTTATTTCTATTAGCTTCACCTATTGTTTGCTCATTTCGTAATTTAGTTAAGGCATTGCTAGCACCAGCAGAAGCCATACTTGCTTTAGCTCTTGCTATTGCCGCATCATCTGAGGCAGATCCTATTAAGGCTTTCGTAAGATTACTTATACCAGCCGATAAATTTGCATCCATTGCATAGGGGTTATATCGTGTTGCCATATTTTAAGCCTTTGGTTTCATTAATCCGTAATTTGTTCCAACTTGCCCTCCAGCCATCAATACTTGAGCCAAAGGACTGTATGCTTTTCTGTTTGCCGCATCTAATTCAGTTTCAAGAGCATTAGCATCACCTCGAATAAAATGACCCATCATTTGAGAAGTCAAAGCACTTTCATTCATCTGTGGGTTGACTCGATTAGATAGAAAATCGCCAAAAGCATTAAGTTTTGCCAAATTTTGATTTTGCTTAATTGTGTCAGCAATAACTTTATCCATTTCCATTTTATTTGTATCGGCAATTAACTGAGGGACACCTCCACCAGTCGGAAGTGTAGGCATTTTATTTCTATTGGTCGCATCATCATACAAACCAGCCAAACGAGTAGTTTCGTTAGTCATTCCAGAACCGAACTTATCTTGACCAAACATTCCAGTCGTTTTGTCTATTGCTCCTCTTGCTTCATTTTCTCTTGCCATTCGTCTTTCCTGGTCAGCATCAATGTAGCCTTTTCTCGCTTCATCTCTTTGTCTACCAGCATTTGCTTGCATCATAGCACCGACTCCTTGAGCCGCCACACTTGCTATTGAAATTGGATCACACATTATGTTATCACCTTTGTTGAACTTCCACTATAAGGGGTTTGTATTCCTAGCCCTTGATAGGGGTTTTCTGTCCCCATCATTGATTGCGAAACTTGACTAGGTGTTCCAGCAAACGTAGCTACTGGATCTGCCGTAGCTGTTTCTGGCACTTTGTTAAAATCAGAAAAGAAGTCCATGCTGGATTTAACATTAGGACTCTTTAATTTGTTTATTTTCCCAGCAATATCAAAATTCGTAATAGCATTTGTTTGCTGATTTATAGAGTCAATATCCGTTGCTCCACCAGCTAATGCTGATAATTGCTCACCCAGTTTTGTTCGTTCTTTATCTATCTGACCTCTTTGATCCATAGAATAGGTGTTTGCCGAGTCTTTTAATCTTTGCTGTTCAATGGCTTTTTGGGCATCTAAATTTGCCATCTGAGTATTCAGACCTTGAGAAGTCATTAACCCAGCACCCTTAAATCCGTCCCAAATACCTCTAACGGCATCATCATAAGCCGTATCAAGAAGAGGAGTGTTAAATTCTGAATAGCTTGTTCCAAGATCATTATAGTAATCATCAGTAAATGAACCAAAAGCGGTAGCCAATTCTGATTGCTTATTCCTTAAAGCATCAGCTCTTGCTGATCTTGCTTGGTCTAATTCAGACATAGGAGTATTGTCACCTCCACTACCAGTCCTACGAGGATCATAAGCTCCTTGACCATAATAAGCATCTAATTCTGCTGGTGTATTAGCAATAGATAAGGCAGTCGGTGTATCTGCTCCAGCTCCTAAGACTTGACCATAATTCCCACCAACATTTCCTACGTTTTGATCATAACCAGCATTAATGTTGTAATCGGGGTTTCCAACATATTCAAATTGATCCAATCCAAATAAACCTTTTACTGGTGTTTGTACTCCTTGTATTTGACCAGCGTTATCAAAAATAGGTTCTCCCCCTTGAGCTACGGCTTCGATCATCTTATCTCTGTGGTTTCTATTTATTCGTGAAACAAATCCATCTGGACTAAAGGGATTTCTATTTGCAATAAATCTATCGACGGCATTAGCAGACTTCAAAGCTTCTCTAGCATCATCTTGTTGCGTATTTTTCTTTTGCAGTTGTTCAACGGCATCAGATTGGTTTTGTTGTTGTTTTTGAGTTGAGCCGTATGTTTGAGTTGGTGAACTATCGCTACTCATTAGTGTACTCCCTCGCTTTCTATAATTCCTTTATTCTTTAAAACCACGCTACTAATTCGATCATTCTGAAGTGATCTTCTAAAAAATACTCTTCGTCCTGGAAATTCATCAGAAAGTTGTTCTGCTGTTTTTCGACACATCTTCTTAGCTCCACCAAAAGGAGCAATAACGTCCATTACCCATAAATTGCCCTCTGTTGATTTGGTTTCCCAATCATCCCAATCTATTAACCCTTGCCGATCCAGAAACATATATTCCCTATCGGATTTTAAAAAGGTATAGCTTATAAACCCAATCATATCGCCATCTTCATTATTATAAAAAACTTGGCATTTGTTCTTAATTAATGCTGGAATAACTAACCTATCAATATGTTCCATTGTGTAATGCCTATGAGCTGGACTGCACATCATAAGCTTTACCACCTCTCCTACTGCCATATACAGATGAGGATAAGGGTATGTAGTCTTAGGTATTAGTCTTTCCTCAATCATCTAACTTACCACCTTTGAAGAGTCTGAAGATCCAAATAATCCACTTAAATCATATCTGTTCTTATCTCTTCTCTCTAAGTCCATCTGTGTTGCTAATCCAGCCGTAGCATTAGCAAATAAAGCTCCTAATGGCGAATAAGCTGGTAAATCCGTTAAAGCAATCGCACGATTTGCAGCATTTTGGGCAATTAATGTAGGATCAGCTAATGACATATTTTGAGTTTGAAGATCAGATTTAGCCATATTTACTGCACTCCTAGTTCCAGTTTCATATTCTCTGGCTTTATCTGCAACGGCTCTAGCTTGTATTCCTTGTTGTTTCTGTAGTTCAGCATTTTTCCTAGCCGCAACAGAGCTATTAGATAGACTGTTGCGAGCTAGAGCTAACGTAAGTTCGCTGACTGCTTTCTTATATTGATCGTCTAATTGTGGGTTTGCATAATCTAAATAAGACTGTCTGCGTTTATCATAAAAAGCATCATCAAAACTAGAGAAAGTATCGTCTATCTTCTTTCTTCCAGCTCTAATTCTACCTTGTCGTGCTTCTTCTTCAGCTCTCTGTCGAGAAGCTTCATCTTTCATTGCACCAGCACCACCATCACCAAAACACATTAGACTATCTCTCCTTTATGCCATTTTAAACTTCCAGGCTTTTGATCTTCCCGAACATACGCAAAGGTATAGAAATTTTCCTTATTTCTACCATATTTTGGGATTATCTTTTCTTTTCTCAAACCTATGAACTCCAACCATTTATGCACTTGGTCATAACCCTCTATCGACTGACACTCAACTCGGTGTGCTTTTGCATTATCTAATGCTGGTATTATATCTCGAATTACAGTCTTTGTCAGAAAGCCACCGACTTTTTTAATCTTATCAGTTGCAAACATACCTAAATTCCAAACCCCAGGTCTTATTGGGATGTAAGATAATATCGCAATCGGATCTTCTTGATAAAAACAGTAGACATTATCATGCTCATTTAGACCTCTAGTAAGAAAAGTTGCTAGTTGTGTTCGATCTTCTGCCCATGTGACACAAGATATTTCGTCATAATCTCGGCTTCTCATGTTCATAGCGACATAATGTACGTCTTGTGATGATGCTTTTCTAAACATTATCCAGACTCACTTTCATTAAAATGGATAGCCAAATTACCGATCTTTGCCGATCCAGTTGTCGAACACGTTAATCGAGGTGCAATATGAGTTGAATAACCTACGATTGATGCTCTTCCTTGAGCATAAGTTGTATTTGCTACTGTCCCAACGTCTTGTAAGACTGTTATATCTTGGGGATCTGTAGCTATAGATACATTCCAAGTGTTTTCACACGTTATATCCATTGACTGAAAATCCTTAAAGGTAGCTGGTCTACCAGCATCCAGAAAAGGCATTTGAACAGTTACAGTAGAGTTATCGTAGCTCGTTCCGTTAGCTCCACCCAAGGAATAAAGCTTATTACCACTTCTAGCGAGGATTTGTGTCCCATCATAAGCCCATTTATCGACAGTAAATCCTGGCTCATAAATACTCCAAGCACTAACCTTTGAACTTGGGAAATAGCTAAAAACATATATTTTACTACCGATTGCAAGTAAATATCGCCCATCTCTAGGCTCATGGATAGCCGTTCCCTTTCTAGCATTAAGAATATTAGCTTGAATATCGGCAACAATTAGATCATCTATCGGATTACCTATATCTCCTACAAAGGCGGCATTAGAAGAATCTCTTGCCCTCAAGCTCCTTATTCCAGAATTTGAGAGATAAAAAACATCATTATCTCCAAATTCTACAACGCTATCTGGAGCAATAGTTCCAGTATTATTCAGCACTTGGACTTGCTGGTTCTTTGTTTCGTCTGCATCTACAAACCAGATCTGAACGGCTTGTTCTGCCAAAACTGCCACATTACTAAAATAGTTTGCTACGGCTCTCAGATCTTCTGATCCTCTAGCATGGTTTTGGAGGTTAATAAACCCAGCACCAGTAGATCCGGTATTCCAATCAGTTGGATCGTTTACACTAGAATAATGCAGTAATGAGTCCGATAAGGAATACATTTTTGTCTTTACTGGTCGAATAAAAGCTCCAGGAGTATACGTTGATGATGAACTAGCATCTGCACCACCATCTAAGTAATTCTGACTTGTTGGCTGAAATGCAGTAGTTACATTGCCAGAAACAGTTATTACAACAGCCTTATTATTAAAGGATGTTCCAGACGTTTTTGATATTATATTTACATATTGATTAACGGCAGTTGCTTCATATTCTGGTGAACTAGCAGAGTCATTTATTGCCGTTGCTATTAAATTTGCCGTATTGCTATGAGAAGTATTCCAAGCTACTTGAGAAGAAATAATTGAAACCCCATCTACTGTAATATCAGTAACAGCGTTATCAATCCCACCAGATAAATGAGTAATAGTTCCAACAGTAAATAATCCATCTAAACCCACCGCAATTTGATAATTGTTATAAGAAATTCCATGAGAGGGAGCAGTAATCGTGACAGTATTTGTCGATACTGTAGCCGTATATCCACTTGTGCTGGTATAGGCATTTATGGCATCTCTAACTGCCGTAGCTGTAGTATTGTTGCTCCCAGTATGTTGAACAGTCGTATTCATTATACTGACGTTATTAACAGTTAAAGTTCTGAGGATATTTCCAGAAACAGACGTTCCTCCAGTTACTTGAAAAGACCCAGTAGCACTCGTTCCACCTAAAGTTCCAGCAGTTACTTGAAATTGGTTTCTTGCTCGACCATCAAACCAGTCTGTGATCCTAGTCCCATCATAATAATGATAGATCCTACCATCTGCAAATCGTCCAGAAGCATACACCTTTCCATTGAAAAAATCGACTGATAGAACCTCTGTTAAAGCTTCTCCAGAGGGGTGCTGAAGTCTTACATAGTTGATATTACTCGGTGTACCACTAGCAAAAGTGACAGAACTAGAAGCAACGCTACCAAAAACGTATATCTGACCTCCACCTGCCGCCAAGCCAGTTGTATTTGATGGTAAGTCAGCAAGATCAACGAAAGCATTACGTTTTTCAATCTCTCCTCCTCTTGTAATGTGGGCATTTGTAAGAGTAACCAGCGATCCTGGAGTAGAGGTGACGTTCATACGTCTTGAATCAAGTCCGTTTCTAAAGTCCTCTACAAGAATGTACGGCATTTAACACCTCTTAACTGCTCGTATTAGCTATTAAAGGAGGCTCGGCTGGTCTGTATAAGCCTTCTGGCTCTCCTCCCCCAATAATAAATGTTTCTGATTTTGAATTTCTTGCCTTTAATCGGGCATAATGAGCAGTAGCTTGAGCTAACTTCTGTTGAGCATCATTTTGTTTTTGTCTTTGCAGAATGGTTGCCGCAGAAAATAAAACAATTAGCTGATCGTCTAAATCAGCCGTGTCGGATTCAGCAATAAGAGGACTAAGGTTTCTTATTCCGTAGACCCTAACTGAGTCCGTACCATCTGAAGCACTATTATTTGCTGGTACTGGATAAAATTCTATCTGATTATTTTCATAATTATCATACTTCTTTAATGGGGATGAACGAACATCCTTATCACTATCCCATTGATTATATTCGTTAGCACCAATACCATAGTGCAATTTATCCCAAACATCCCCATGTTTATACTCTACTCGCTTTATCCTTTCAAAAACAATATCGCTTGGGAGATCATAATATCTTTGACCAGCACTAATGGTTATATCTCTTTTAACCTTTAAAAAGCTCCAATCGTAATCATCCCATAAACGTCTTTGCTCTCTCTGGAGTGTATTTATTAAGACATCTCTGGTTGCCTTGCCAAGACTAGGTTGTAACGAGTGACCTACTTCTGCTCGAAGATCGGTTATTAACGTACCTAAAGAAGTACCTCTTGCCATCTTATTCCTCTACAAATGCTTCATTTTCGGGTGTATTGGGATCATCAGCTATGTAATGACCTTTATCGTTCCTTGCTCTTTTGGGAGTAGATATTTTCTTTTTAGCTGGTTTTTTAGCAAATGGGTTAGGCTTGCCATCATTTAGCCAAACTGGATCAAGTAAAACATCTTGAATCCTTGCATCTTTTAACGTCTGAGGAAGTTTTCCATATTGAGTAAAAATTTCGATAACTTTTTCATCTTTATAAATTTTTCCTAAATGGTCTCTTTCTTCATCATCTGTTTTTGCAGAAATATCCACAAGCTTAATATTGTTTACAGCATCCCCTCCATGTAGATGTTGTAAAACAACAATTTCAGCTATTGAAACATAAGGTTTCTGTATGGTTGCCCTTACATCACCATCAATCGCTAACGTACAATTACAAATATCCATTATTACCTCCTGTAAATGGAGAGAGGGATTTAATATCCCCCTCGCTTAATTTTCTTTTTTTTCGCCATATTTAATCTCCAAAATGGTGGGGATCTTCTGTCTGAGGACTGCCGAAACCTAACTCACCGAGAAAACCCCCATAGTTAGAGGAAAGGAGGTAAGTCCTTTCCTCATGGGAAAGGGATATGAAATTATGAAATTTCATAAACACCATGACAATTTAGCTGGTGAGCCGCCAAACTTGCAGTTGTTGTAATCGCACGATACATCACATATTGTGTTGCTGGTCTTGCTGGCGAGTGTCTTTTCATCTTCTCTCCAGTCATGTAATACATACACAATTTTGATGAATCTAAGATGTAACAACGCTTATCTGGATCTTTACCAGAGATCGTTAAATCATCTAAAGCTGGGTCATACTTAAATGTAAGACCGCCATATCTGATTTCTCCAACGGAAATATCATTACTGCCAGCCCAACCAGTTTGAGTATAATTACCCTTGTTCTTCAACTCAGTTGCCAATCTATCTAAGAAAGCAGATCCACAAACGGCAATATCTGGATTACCACCATATCGCCTTAACTGTCGCATTTCAGTATGCAGAAGATCACTTAATTCTTGACCTCCAGATGTTGTTGAAATTGCGACACTTGCTCTGTTTCTCCACCAAGTATTAGATACAGTTGATAGACCACCGACTGTAGTACCAGATGCAGATGGATCATCAACAATGATTGATCTAATTCCAGCAAGTGCTTTTGCATCACCAGAACCATCTCCATAAAGAAGAGTGTTCATACCTCTGGAATAACCTTCCATCATATCTTCGAGCTTGTCTTGGAATAGGTTTACCAAAACAGTCTTATCTCGACCACTATGATTAGAAGTTCCAGAAGAGGTTGTGCTATCCGTAACACTTATTCCGTCCTTTTTAAGTTCGGTTAAGGTTACTGAGATACCAGCATGATGCTCTTTCCAAGCATAATTTGCTCTTTGGATGTTGGCTGGGTTTGCATAAGATACAGTATCGTTATGCGTATAACCAGCTACGGATGTTGTGTAAACTCCTTTAACTGCAACAGATAAGTCAGCTTTACCACCAGGAAAAGATTTTGCTTTGCCATCTAACATTTTTAGCAAAGGCTTATCGGCTAAAGTTTGGGAGTGTACGTTGCCCTTGTCTATATAATAGTCAAGAGATGCGTTAGCTATGTTTGCTAACTCGGCTGATGAAAATGCCATTTTTTACTCCATTATTTAGGAAGAACCACTAAGAACCATGTCAATAACATCAGTTAAAGACTTTGGCTCTGGCATAGGAGTTCCACCTAGTTTTCCACCTTGAGTCGCTTTTATTGGGTTTTTGAATCTTGATCCATGCCTACCTTTGACCTCTTTATAAGCTTCTTCTGCAATAGAAATCGCTTGTTCATTAGTCTGAGGTTGACCTTTCTCCATCACCATGACCCTTACACGATCATTAACTTCATTTTCGATAAGTTTATAATCTGGATCAGTCTGAGCAGTTTTAGTTTCCCAATCTGTAACAGCACTCGCTAAAGAATTAAAATTCTGCTTTTGTTGTGCCATTTGCTGTTGCTGGTCAAAGGATTGAATTTGTTGCTTCAATCTATTGTTTTCAGCTCTAGCAGTAGATAGATCCTTTCCAATATCCTCGTCCATATAGCCTTGATCTACTTTTTCACGAATATCATCTGGCAAAACTTGTCCAGTCGCAGTCTGAAGTTGGCTCATATAAGGCTCAAGAGCCTTAATAGCTTCTTCGGGATTGGACTTCATTAATGCCATTATTTGAAAACCTTGAGCCGCTTCATCAGCAGAGAGATTGTTCTTCGTAAGAAATCCAGTAATCTTTTGGTATTCTTCTTGATCTTTCTTAGCCAAATCGAGTTGCTCCAAAGCTTCTTTTCGCTCCTTAGTAACTTGCTTAAAACGAGGGTGATTATGGAAAGGGGGTAACTTTGCTTCTTCCTCTTCATTGGAACTTTCTTCTGAACTTTTAGGTTCTTCTGAACTTTCTTCTGCTTTGGTTTCGGCTTCGCTTTGCTCTTCTTGACTACCATCTTTCACCTCATCTTCGGATTGCGATTCCGTTTCCGTCTGAGGATCAATAGCATTTTCGATAACTGCTAATAGTTCCTCTTCTGTTTCGCTTTCAACGGCTGACGAATCCGTTTTTTGATCGTCCTGGTTTTCAGAATTAGTGGACGGATCTAATTCTTCGGCTGTATCTGCCATTTGTTCGTCCTTTCTCAAATAACTTGTTGAGTATTATATACTTGTTTATCGTTTCTATCAACATGATAGACACACTAAATATTCCCTATTGGTGGAGTACCACCAGGGGGAAGTTGTCGAGGAGCATTATCTGCACCTCCTTGTGGTGTTCCTTGTAAGGCTGGATCACCAGTTCCTTGTCCTTGTAAGTTATTCATAGCTACAATGGACGGAATTTTCTCTGCAAATGCTGAAGCAAGATCTAAATTATCATCAAGACGTTTCAGCAGTTCTTTTGCTAACCATTTTGGATCTATTCCTGGAATTTGTAATAAAAACGGCATAATTCTTTCGATATTTGCCAATTCTGCCGCCCTATTCGGTTTTCCAGTTGATCCAGCTTCAATCTCTAGGAATATCTCTTCCATAATATCTTCACGACTAAGATCAGCCCAAACTGCACCAGCACCAACTATCTTCTTAACCTCTTCGATAGACATTTCAGCTAACATTACTTGACCAGATGCCCTTGCGATCTCCGACATAAAGCTATCCAGATCATCAACATTAGCTCCCAAACTCGACATTCTGGCACTTTCAGCAATACTGGTTTCAGTAGCCGTAGCTTTTGAA